GTTTTTATACTATATATAAAAACTAATATTAATCATATTTAAAAACAATAGTAATTTATAGTGTTAATGTTTAAGTTTTTTAAAAAAATATAAATAATTAATTAATTAATGTAATTTTTCGTCTATATTGATATTTTCATTGTCAAAAATATCATGTTTATATACTAATTTATTAATGTATATACATTGTTCAGTTCTAGTAAGTAGAATATCTATGAGGTGGAGTTTGTTTTTTGCATGAGCCCAACTGACTAAGTCTTCATCAGACAATTGGGTATTTGATTTCCTACCAAAGTGTATAACATCTTCTTCATAAGTATTGATTATGTCTGTATAACCATAATCTTCTTCTCCTTCTATAGACAATTTTGTTTTCGCATCTCTCTTAGATGGTTTAACAAAACATTTTTGTGGATTGTTAAATATATTTATATAATAATTTTCTAATATACTACATCCTCCATACCAAAAAGATGCTCCTACAATAATATCATATAGATAATTACTATAATTAGGCCCATAGAGATTTACAGCTTTAACAGACCAATGTTCTTTGTTAATTACATTTTCTAATTTCCTTATGATCTTATATCCATTATTTCTTGTCAGAATGGTGTTGGTGGAACAAAAATCAATATCTTCTATATCTCCTATTTTGATGAATTTTGATATTTGTCCCAAACCGTGACTTTCTCCTGCAACCATCTTCTCTTTAGGTATAAATACTTTATTGTAATTATAAGTTATCAGCTCATTATCAACATCTTGATGAACAAAAAGAGCGACGTCATCACCTTTAGTAAGTATTTCGTACTCTTGAAGTTTGAGATAATTTTCAGCTACGTATCTATTGTACATAGCCATGCGTAAAGTGTTCATAAGAGTTGTATCAGCTGATCCTGATAAAACTCTGCCTCTAACTACAACTGAGCCATAAGATTTAATTTTTTTATTTTCCATACACGTTAGTCTAACTTTCCTTTTAGCAGCTGTTGCTACTTTATTGAATAGTTCAGCATCTACATGATATATAGCTCCGATCTCATACAAATAATTATATACACGATGATCTACAATTTCTTTGAGTTCTTGGTGTTGTGTATTGTCAAAGCCACTACCATCAAGTTGAATAGTTTTATTTAAATTACGTTCATGCAGATTGTTGAATAGACGTTCCATTTTTTGCCAGTTG